CCCCCGTAAGGGGGCCGTCTGAGTTGTCAAACTTCAACAACCCAAAGGGGGTCATCGACCATGCAGTTGTTTCGTACACGCCAGCACGGTGGTTTTCACTATGCCACCACCCAGAAGGAGTATGGTACTTGGTCCAACTGTACGATGAGTACAGAGACCGAGACTGCCAGCTTCAACTGGGTTAAGGTTGGTCAGAAGAAAACTTTCAGTGATGTCGTTACGAAGGACTTCAGGAAACTGTCGGCACAGGGGAAAATCATTATGTCCCCTATGACTTCAGTTACCACGTCGTCCGTGCATGACGCTGGTACCGGCTCGACTCGCGTCAAGCCTAATTTCATCAATTGTGGGGGAGTGCTCCGAACCCAAGTACTGAGAAATCTGTACTGGACCGGTACACACTACTACACTCTTGATGGAAATGGTATCATCGCTCCTACGGCGAGTTTAATCTCGTCGGAGGAAGTCAGTGACCTCGTACTCGAGTATTCCACTAAGGTTTTGGCGAATCGTTGTCGTCCAGACAACAATTTGTTTGAGACCCTAGCGGAACTCGATAAAAGCGTTGCGTTGCTTCCCAATCTTTTAAAGGGAATCAAGGGTCGTATACCAAAGGGGAAACGGGCTCTGATCGAAGGCACTCTTGCCTCCGCTTGGCTCTCGTACCGCTATGGTGTTATGCCTCTGATACGCGACACTTATGCGATAGTTGAAGGCCTAAAGAAGACGACTGGTAGGATACGCGAAACAACGCGTGCCAACTCGCCGCGCTTATTTAGGACCACGACTGGTGTTAAGTTCGGTACAGGCTCGACGATTAATCACACTTTTGGGGAACAACATACCCATGAGGTGACTATTCGCTGCATGTCCCTTGACGAATATGAACGTTCCACGGCGCACGCTATTGGCTTCGATTTCTCGAAGCTCCTAACGACACCTTGGGAGTTGCTTCCATATTCGTTCGTCATTGATTGGTTTGCCAACATTGGAGACTTCATCAATGCGGCTATACCCCAGTTTAGGTGTAGACAACTTGGCTCCTGCGTTACGGTCAACGACGAACGTGCTTTCACATTGACACATTTATCGGATATTCCGGTGAATGGATATCAAGTGACCGTTCCTAGTCATGGCAGTTACAGAAGTTCTGTCGTGACTCGTCGGCGTATCGTAGGACCACTCCAGTCCGGCGTCCTCGTTAAAAACGATTTCCGTTTTAACGCGATGACTCGGATAATGGATGCTCTTTCGCTCTTACTCGTAAGATTAAGGGCTTAAGAGTGCCAAATGAGTAATCATTTGGTAGTGACGTCAGGAGTAGGTTAAACAAAGGGAGGTTCTTTATGCCTGTAAAGACGGAGCTTGGACGATTAATCTTTGTTAACTCCCTCGATTTGTTTCCAAGGAAACTTGTCGAGACCTCTGAGTTTGTTGTTAAAATCTTAGAGGGTCCTCTGTATGAAACCAGAAGAGGAGTTGCATCGATCGTCGTACAAATCAGTCTCTACCGAACAGGAGAATCTCCCGATGGGTGGCCTTATCGGCCTTTTGACCTTCCTAGTGAATGACCTTCGGTTGGGGAAATCTCGACTAGCCGTAGCAATACGGATAATCTTGATCTTCCTAATCGTTGGTTATATCATTGTGAAGGACACTAAGGCTTTCTGACGTGCCCGTTGTGAGGCATTTCGCCCCACGACGTAATCCGTGCCATAACGGCACTTATACTTAGGGGTAATCCCAATGGCGTTAACACCTGGTGCAGCTACCTTCAATGCTGATTCCTATCAAAAGGATCAGGTTGGGTACATCGGAGCTTTGAAGACCAATACGATTAAGGATGATATCACCCTTCGTCGTACGGCCCCAAAGCCTACCGCGGTATTCAGCGGAGTTGCACGCTCTGGCTGTAAGTTCACTCGTACCCTCACCCTCACTGGGGCATTGACTCCCACGGCGGATATTATTTTCGACGTGAGCGTCTCTGCACCGGTTGGGGCGGCGGGGGCGGATCTGGACACAGCAATCGCTCTCTTCGCGGCTATGGTTGCGGAGACTGACTTCGCCTCGATGGTGAAAACGCAGAAAATCTCGTACTAAAATATGAGAAAGCTATTTACCTCGTACGCCTCCACGGTTCGGGTCTCTGTAAAACAGACCAGAGATCAGATAAGTGTATGCGTTACTTCTTCTAGCGACCAAGTTGGATATGTGAAACTCCAACCGCGTTACCGGAAGAAAACAAGGTTTATAGCGTGTTCTGCGCGTTGCCATCGTTAGGGGTGGCCCGTTAAGGGCCACCCCGGCGATCTCAGCACCTCTGAAGTCTTGTTAGACTTCGTTAAACTCTTGGAGATCGTAATGAAATCCAAAGTTCAACGCGACCTTAGGCGGTTGCGAAGATCTCTCTCAACAACAAGTTGGGAGAACTACCGAAAACTAATCGGTATGATATGTCTGGACCATATAGGTCAAACCTGGAGTGCCCCGATCACGAAGTTTCTTTACGATCAGGACATTTCAGGCTTGGTTGCCTATGCTGATTCCTTAGTAGCGCAAAAGCATGCTACTGCAAGCGAGCATTTGCTTGCGAATCAGATTGCATCACTTATTCGTAAATACCCTTTCCCTAAGCATCTGAATCCTTTCGATCCAGAAGCCAAGGCGAGGGATACTTTCGCTAAGTACGAAGACGTATGTCGACGTATGAACGAAAAGTTCTCTAACCAAGATTTGTTCTGGTCAGAGAGTCAGTTTAGATCTGAGTTCCAACAGATGTATCGATTTTGTCGATACGTTCTGGGGGATTCTCCTGATCTTACCGACATTTACAGTAAGTGTTACTTTGGTCCAGGAGCAAGTGTCGGGGTCCACGGCAATGCGACCAACCTTAAGCGGAAGATTGCTTCTGATTGGTCCGTGTCTCCGAGTGCTTTCTTACTAGCACGCTCAGCCGTACTTAACAACTGGCACCTTACCGAGCTTTTGGCTCGTAAGAATGTCGGCGGTTACGTATGTCTGGATCCTGAACTTCTTTACCAGAAGTTTAAGGATAGGTGTGCTATCAGAGCATATAACAAACTAGCCTTTGTCCCCAAGACTGCTACGACTTTTAGGTCGATAGCAGTTGAACCGCTCCTTAATGGGTATGTGCAGACGGGTGTAGATCAGGTTCTTCGCGGTAGACTGCGTCGAATCGGGATCAACCTATCTGACCAATCCATTAATTCTGAGATGGCCCGTCAAGGGTCTCTCTCAGATGGAGATGATAGCTTTGTGACGATTGACCTTTCAAGTGCTAGCGATAGCATTTCGATCGGCCTTTGTCGCTTGCTGTTGCCTCCTGACTGGTTCGATTTGTTAAATTCGATCCGGTCGTCGAGCTATGCAGATGGTACCAAGGTTACAAGGTACCATAAGTTTTGCTCGATGGGGAACGGTTTCTGTTTCCCACTTGAAACGCTGTTATTCACTGCAGCTTGCGCTTCCTTAAACTGTGGTAAAGCCGGCGTAGACTATCATGTTTACGGCGACGATATCATTGTTCGGAAGAGGTTCGCTACTAAGCTTATCTCGTTATTACAAGAGATGGGCTTTGAGGTGAATAGCAAAAAGACCTTCTTAGAAGGTCCTTTTCGCGAATCATGTGGAACAGATTGGTATAACGGGGTCGATGTTCGACCCTTCATTTTGGATTTCGAGCTGAATGAACTTAGCTCGTTATTCAAAATTCTCAATCTTTCAAAGAGAAGTTCATTGACAACAATGTTCTTCTCTGGTGTAAGTTCCTTCTTAAAGGGACTTATACCGGATAACCTTAAGTTCTGGAGGCCCTTGGCAGGGCCTTCGGATACGGCGGTTACCGTTGAGAGAGATGAGTTCATGTCTTCTCCCTTCGCTAAATGGTCGCGAGACCTTCAGTGTTGGGAGTGGACGGAACTCATTCACCGACCGGTTTGTGACCGGGGTGACTTGAGAGACAGTGATTTATCACTGTTGATGGCGGCTTTGAGGGGAAGTTCTTCCTCATCGCCGTTCGTTATACGTCGCAAGACGAGGACAGGCGTACGCCGAGTGGCTTACGCTTAGCTACATGAAAATGTAGTGGCGCTTAGTCTCCTTTAGTTAGGTGATTAAGTTATCCACGCTCACTTCGCGCGGTCTACTGCGCATGTGAGTGGGGCTCTGGGTAAGAACTCAACAAAACCAAATCACCGGTTTTGCCAAACTCTTATTAAACAAGGGATGCAGAGCATCC